TGACACGCGGAGGTTTTTTCCGCTGCCTTTGAATAACCCAACTAACACAGGACGGAACAATGCCTCGTGGTGGCGCCCGGCCTGGCTCCGGGCCGCTGAAGGCGGCGCTGCGTGAGCCGGCGAAAATCAGTGAGAAGGTGGCGGCGGACATCCGCGCTGCTGCGCGCTCCGGTGGCCTGTCGCCGCTGGAATACATGCTCGGCGTGATGAACGACGTGACGGCCGACGAAGCGCGGCGCGACAGGATGGCGCAGGCTGCGGCGCCGTATGTGCATCCGAAGGCTGCCGACGCTGCGGAGGGCGGCAAGAAGGCGCAGCAGCACCGGCAGGCGCTGACGGCGGAGCGCGGCACGGACTGGGAGGCGCTTCTCCAGTGACGTGGAGCACCGCCTGCCCGGACTGGGTGGCGCGGCTGCGTGCCGGTCGCTCGCTGGTGCCGTCTGTGCCGCTGGACAAAGCGGCGGCGGCGCGTGCGGTGGCGATCTTCAATGCGCTGCGCCTGCCGGATGTGCCGGGCCAGCCGACGATGGCCGAGGGTGCCGGCGAGTGGCAGCGCGATCTGGTGCGCGCGGTGTTTGGTTCCTGGGACGGTGAAGAGCGGCACATCCGCGAGTTCTTCACGCTGGTCCCGAAGAAGAACGCCAAGACGACGGGCGGCGCGGCGATCATGGTGACGGCGCTGCTGATGAACCGGCGCCCGCGCGCCGAGTTCCTGCTGGTGGCGCCGACACAGGAAGTGTCCGCGCTGGCGTTTCGGCAGGCTGTCGGGATGATCGAGGCCGATCCGGTGCTGGCGGCCAAGTTCCATGTGCGGGACCACATCCGCACCATCGTCTACCGGCCGACTGGCGCGTTTCTGAAGGTGAAGAGCTTCGACCCGAAGATCGTCACCGGCTCCAAGCCGGCGGGCGTGCTGCTGGACGAGCTGCACGTGATCGCTGAGGCGCCGGATGCGGATCGCGTGATTGGCCAGCTTCGCGGCGGCATGATCAGCCAGCCCGAGGCATTCCTGCTGACGATCACGACGCAATCGGAGCGGCCACCGTCCGGCGTGTTCAAGGCCGAGCTGCAAAAGGCTCGCGCGGTGCGGGACGGGCGGCTTGCGGCGCCGTTGCTGCCGCTGCTGTATGAGTTCCCGGACGGCATGGATTGGCGCGAGCCGGCCAACTGGCACATTGTCACGCCAAACAACGGGTTCAGCATCACCACCGATCGGCTGGTGCCGGATTGGGAAGCCGCACAGGCGGCAGGCCCGGAGGAGGTCCGCCGCTGGGCCTCCCAGCACCTAAACGTCGAGGTGGGTCTGGCGCTGAAATCGGACGGCTGGGCCGGCGCTGAATACTGGGAGCGCCAGGCCGAGCCGGCTCTCACGCTGTCGGCGGTTCTGGCGGCTTCGGACGTGGTGACGATCGGCATAGACGGCGGCGGCCTGGACGACTTGCTCGGCTTCGCAGTGGTTGGCCGCGAGCGCGAAACGGGCCGCTGGCTCACGTGGAATTACGCCTGGGCGCATCCGGTGGTGCTGAAGCGTCGGCAGAGTGAGGCGCCGCGGCTGCGCGACTTCGCTGCGGCCGGCGATCTGCGCATCGTTGAGCGTGTCGGCCAGGATCTGGACGATTTGGTGAGCATCTGCGCCGAGGTGAACGCGGCCGGCCTGCTGCCGGAGAAGCACGGGATCGGTATCGACCCCGGCAACAGTCACGCCGTCGTGGATGCGCTCACAGCGGCCGGCTTCACCGCCGATCAGATGGCTGCGGTGTCGCAGGGGTGGCGTCTGGGCGGCGCGATCAAGCTGACGGAGCGCAAGCTGGCAGAGGGTTCGCTGGTGCATGCGGGGCAGTCGTTGATGGCCTGGTGTGCGGGCAACGCGAAGGTTGAGCCGAAAGGAAACGCCATGCTGATCACGAAGCAGGCGAGCGGCTCGGCCAAGATTGACCCGCTGATGGCCACGTTCAACGCGGTGGAGCTGATGGCGCGCGCGCCGGTGTCGATCGAACCGCGGGTGCTGTTCCTATGAGTTGGCGCACATGGCTCGCGGCTAAGATCGCGCCGCGCAACGCGGTGGACAGCTCCGACATCCGCCGCGGGGATGGCGTGTGGGAAAGCCTGACGGCGTTCGGCGGGCAGACGGGCGCGCCGAGCGAGCAGGCGGCGCTGTCGGTGTCGGCCGTGTATGCCTGCGTCCAGTTGATCGCCGGCGCCATTGCGGCGCTGCCGATGCACATCTACCGCCGCGCGCCGGATGGCGATCTGTCGCGCGACATGAACGCCGATCTGTGGTGGACGCTCAACGAGCAGTTCTGCCCGCGCTGGGCTGCGTCGGCCGGCTGGTCTTTTCTAGTGGGTTCGAAGCTGCTGCACGGCGACGGGTTCGCCGAGATCCTGCGCGGACCTGGTGGGCGCGTGGCAGGTCTGGTGCCGATCCATCCCAATCGCGTGCGCGTGATCGCCACGCCGGACGGCGCGCGGCTTGTCTACGAGATCCAGCCAGATCGCACGATCGAAAGCCCGGCGCCGGAAGCGACGCGGATGCGCGTGCTGGATCAGGACGACGTGCTGCACGTGCCTGGCTTTGGCTTCAACGGGCTGCGCGGCCTGTCGCCGCTTAAGCACGCGCTGCGGGTGTCCGGCCGGCTGGCGATCAGCGCGCAGGATTTCTCGGCGCGGTTCCTGGAGAACATGGCGCGGCCTGACTACGCGCTGAAGGCGGCGGGCAACCTCACGCAACCGCAGGTCGATCGGCTGCGCGAGATGCTCGAGCGGTATCAAGGGCCGCTGAACGGCGGCAAGCCGATGATCCTAGAGGGTGGCCTGTCGATCGAGGCCCTGACGATGCCGCTGGAAGAGATGCAGCTGCTGGAAACGCGCAAGTTCCAGGTCGAGGAGATTGCGCGCGTCTATGGCGTGCCGGCCTGGATGATCGGCCACACGGAAGGCAACACCTCCTGGGGCACCGGCATCGAGGCCATGGGCAAGGGGTTCGTGCGGTTCGCGCTGCGCGACCACCTCAACGCCTTCCAGAACGAGATCAACCGCAAGTTCTTCCGCAACATCGGCCGCGTGGCCGAGTTCGACACCACCGAGCTGGAGCGCGGCGACACCAAGGCGATGATGGAGGCGCTGCGCATCGGCCTGGGCCGCGCTGGCGAGCCTGCGTTCATCACCGTCGAGGAAGCGCGCGCGAAGCTGAACATGAGCCGCGAGCCGGCCGGGCCGCTGCCGCAGATCCAGCCGGCCGCGCCGCAGGAGACGACGCTATGACCCCCTACGTGCGGATGCGACTGGCCAACAAGACGCGCGGCCAGTTTGAGGCCGATGGCGACGTGCTGTGGCTGTATGACGCGATCGCTGGCGATCAGGATGAAGCCGACTGGCTTGGTGGCATTTCGCCGGTGGCGTTCATGTCGGCGCTGCGGGCCACGAAAGGCCCTGTGACGCTTCGGATTAACTCGCCGGGCGGTTCGGTGTTCGGCGCTCAGGCCATGGTGGCGGCGATGCGCGAGCATCCGATGCCGATCACGGCGCGGGTGGACAGCCTTGCGGCGTCGGCTGCGTCCGTGATCGCGGCAGAGGCGGCGGTGCTGGAGATGGTGCCGGGTGCCAAGCTGATGATCCACAAGTCGTGGTCGCTTGCAATCGGCAATGCTGACGAGATGATGAGCATGGCCGCGCTGCTGGAAAAGATCGACGGCGACTTGGCGGCCAGCTACGCGCGGCGCGCCAAGGGCAGCGCCGATGCGTTCCTGGAGATGATGCGCGCCGAGACGTGGTTCACCGCCGACGAGGCGGTGGCGGTTGGCCTGGCGGATCGCGTCGTGACGGAGAACACGCAGCGCGCCGCCGCCGCGTGGGATCTGAGTGCTTTCGCTCGCGCGCAGCAGCACGCGCCCGAGCCCGCGCCGGCTCCGCCGGCGGCTGACATGCGCGCCATCCTGGCCAGGAAGCTGGCGGTTAAGATGGCGCTCTCCCCCGTCTGAGCGCACGCGCGCGCAGGCATCCCTGTAGTTGGAAAGGACACCCCCATGAGCGTTCAGTCGCTTCGGGAGCAGCGCGCGGCGATTGGCGCCAGCGTGAAGGCCCTCATCGAGGGCAAGGACTGGAATGAGGCGGACGACACGCCGAAGTATGACGCGATGATGGCCGAGATCGACGCCATCGACGCGCGCATCAAGCGGATCGTCGACGCGAACGAGAAGCTCGCGGCCGAGACGCAGACGCAGGCCGTGGCCGACGCCGCGGAGCGCCTGGGCCGCGACAACCGCGACAACGGCCTGGCGCTGTATGCCAAGTGGCTGCGCGGCGGCGACAAGGCGCTGAACGCCGAGGAGTGGCAGCAGGTGCGCGCCACCATGAGCACCACCACGGGCAGCGAGGGCGGGTTCACCGTCGACAGCGCCGTGGCGAACACCGTGCTCGACGCGCTGAAGGCGTTCGGCGGCATGCGCGGCGTCTCCACCGTGATCGCCACCAGCGGCATCGGCGCGATGAGCTTCCCGACGTCGAACGGCACCGCCGAGGTTGGCGAGATCGTGGCCGAGAACCAGACGGCCACCGACGCCGATGTGTCCTTCGGCACCATTGGCCTGCCGGTCTACAAGTATAGCTCGAAGGTGGTCACGGTGCCGTTCGAGCTGCTGCAGGACAGCAGCGTCGACATCGAGGCTTTCGTGCGCAACCGCCTGACGGAGCGCCTGGGCCGCATCACCAACGCGCACTTCACCACCGGCACCGGCTCTGCGCAGCCGAATGGCGTGGTGACGGCCGCAACGGTGGGCGTGACCGCGGCGAACAGCACCTCGCAGGTGACCGCCGTCACCTACGACAGCCTCGTGGATCTGCAGCACTCGGTCGATCCCGCGTATCGCGCTCTCGGCCGCGCCCGCTGGATGTTCAACGACGCGACGATGAAGGCGATCCGCAAGATCAAGGACGGGTCGAGCCGCCCGATCTTCGTGCCGGGCTACGACCAGGGCAGCCCGCAGGGTTCGCCGGATACCCTGCTGGGTGCGCCGATCACGATCAACCAGGACGTGGCAAGCATGGCCGCGTCCGCCCGGTCGATCCTGTTCGGGGACTTCTCCTTCTACTACGTCCGCGACGTGATGAGCATGGAGATGTTCCGGTTCACCGACAGCGCCTTTACCAAGAAGGGGCAGGTCGGGTTCCTGGCCTGGCTGCGCTCGGGCGGCAACCTCGTGGACGTGGGCGGCGCCGTGAAGGTGTTCGTCAACGCGGCCTCGTAGCCTGACCTGAAGGAGACAAGCCCATGAGGTTCGACCAGTCCCAGGCGGTGACGGCGGGGGTTCTCCTGCCGGCCGCCGCCTATGACGCCGACAACACGCCGGCCGCGTTCGACATCGGAAAGGCGGATGCCTGTACGGTGCTGATCGAGGTCGGTGTCGGCGGCATCACCTTCTCCTCCACCAACAAGGTGGAGTTCAAGCTCACCCACTGCGACACCTCCGGCGGCGATTACACTGCCGTCGCACAGGCGGACGTGGTGGGCGTGACTGTCGGCACCGGCGGCATCGTCCGCTCGCTGACGGCGGCACACGCCACGCCGAGCGTCACGGCGCTGGGCTACGTCGGCCGCAAGCAGTTTATCAAGCTGCTGGCCGACTTCTCCGGCACCCACGGCACGGCCACGCCGATGTCGGCGGTGGCGGTGCGTGGCCTGCTGGACCGCGTGGCGCCGGCCTAAGCCATGGATCTCCGCCTCCTCACCGGACCAACGTCTGAGCCTGTGCTCCTGGCGCAAGCCAAGGCGCACCTGCGCATTGACGACGGCAACCCGGACGACGCGCTCATCGCCGGCATGCTGGCGGCAGCGCGCGAGGCGGTGGAGAACTACACCGGGCGGGCGCTGATGCCGCAGACGTGGCAGATGCGCCTGCCTGGGTTTCCGGCCGATCAGGGCGCGATCCGCGTCCCGATCGCGCCGCTGATTTCCGTGACTGAGCTGCGGATTGTAAACACGGCGGGCGCCGAGGCGGTTCTGTCGGCGTCGGCCTATCAGGTTGAAACGCCATCCGGTCCGCAGGCCGCACCTGGGCGCATTCTGCCGGCGGCTGGCACGACCTGGCCGGCAACGCTGGCGGACACGCTGGGCGCCGTCCGTGTCACCTTCCAGGCCGGCTATGCCAACGCGGCGGCGGTGCCGGCGGCGATCAAGTCTGCGGTGCTGCTGGTGCTGGGTGAGCTGTATGAGCAGCGCGAGGCGTCGGCGGCGCGCGCGCCTGCGGAAATTCCGGCCGTGGCGCGGCTAATGGCGCCGTATCGGGTGTGGTGGCTGTGATCGGCACCCTCGACCAGCGCGTCATCATCCAGCGCGAGGCGCGCACGGCCGACGACTACGGCGGCGCTGCGCTGGCCTGGGTGAACGTCGCCACCGTCTGGGCCAGCGTCCGCCCGTTGTCCGGCCGTGAGCGTGCCGACTTCGGCGAGGTTGAGGCGCCGGCAAACTACCGTTTCACCATCCGTCGCCGCGGTGACGTGACCGCCGCCATGCGGATCACCTGGAACGGCGCGGCCTACAACATCCGGTTCGTGTCGGACCCCGGCGCGCGCTCGCTCTACATGGCGCTCGAGGCCGAGCGCGGAGTGGCGATCTGATGGCGCGCACGGAGCAGATGCCCGGCTACCTCCCGCCGGCCAAGATGACGATCTCGGGCGTGTCGGCCGACTGGACCCGCGGCGAGTTCCTGGCATGGCTGGCCAATCGCATGGAATGGCGTCACGGCGCCGAGATTGGCGTGAGCTTCGGCGTGACGCTGCGCCTGCTGCTGAAGCGGTGCCGCGGCCTGCATATGCTGGGCGTCGACACCTGGACGCCGAACGACACGCCACTGGAGCCTGCCGACTGGACCGCCGCGCACCACGAGCGCGCCTATGCGTCGGCGCTGGCGGTGGAGGCCGACTATCCGGGCCGTTGCGTGCTGCTGCGCGGGCCCAGTGTGGCCGTGGTGCCACCGGATGCCGCGCTCGATTTCGTGTGGATCGACGGCGATCATACCACCGAGGCGGTTCTAGCCGACGTGGCGGCATGGCTGCCGGCGCTGAAACCCGGCGGGTGGCTGCTAGGCCATGACATCAACTGGCCAACCGTCAAGGCGGCGGTAGACGAGGTGGCGCCGGGCTACCTGATTGGACCCGATAGCGTGTGGTTCCGGCCGGTGCATCCGGTGCCGGGCTGGTGGGCGGCGGTGGCCTGATGGCACGATCACGGACGGAACTGGACCCGCGTTTCCGGCGGCTGATGCAGCGCCTGCCGGATCGGATGACGGACGAGATAAGCGCCGAGATCGCCCGCAGCGCGCTCCTGGTGGCGGCGGATGCTTCCATGCGCGTGCCGATCGACACCGGCGCGCTGCGCGACAGCATCGGCGTCAGGATCACCAAGACAAGCGCCGAGGTTGGGTTTGACCCGAAGCGGTTCCGGCGCAAATGGAAGAAAGCGGGGTGGCGCGCCGTGTTTGTCGAGAAAGGCACCAAGGGCGCGCCAGGCCGTAACATCCCGCCGATGGCGGCCCGTCCGTTCCTGCGGCCGGCCTTTGAGGCCAACCGCCAGCAGATCCTCGACCGTCACCGCGCCGCCGTGGCGCGGCTGCTGCACCAGGCGGCCAGCCTGTGACGGCGCAGCTTCCCCTCTACGCGGCCATCTACGCTGCTCTCGTGGCCACACCGCCGATCGGTGCCGGCGTCTACGAGGCCGCGCCGCAGGGGGCCGACTACCCGCACATCGAGATCGATGGCGGTCGGGCTTACGACTGGTCTGCGCAGCTTATGCGCGGCGAGGAGACGCTGGTCGAGATCCACGTCTGGAGCCGATACCGCGGCCACAAAGAGGCACGCGAGTTGCTGGGCAAGATCAAGGACCGGCTGCACGAGCAACCTTTGAGCCTCACCGGCGCCACGTTCATCGACATGCGTTTCGAGGATCTCGAGCTCTTCACGGATGCGGACGGCATGACGCGGCACGGGATCATCCGCTTTCGCGCAACGACGACGGTGGCCGCATGACCTGGATACGTTTCATCGCGCGCGGCAAGCAAATCGAGCCGGACCGCACCGCGCGCTACTTCGTGCCGGGTGAGATGCTGGATATCGAGCCGCACCTGGCCGCGCGCTTCCTCGCCGAGCAGGTGGCAACCGAGATTGACCCGCCGCAGCCGAACCTGCAGGCGAACCCGTTCATCCCGCCGCGCATGGGCGACGATCCGCTCACCGTCGCCTGCGTCTGGAAGCGCGGCGGCGTCTACGACCGGCACGACTACGTGGGCCGCATGGCGCGCGCGGTGCAGCGCAACCTGTCGCGTCCCTACCGTTTCGTTTGCCTGACTGACGCAACAGAGGTGCCGGACGGTGTGGAGCGCATTGCGCTGGCGCACAACTGGCCAGGCTTCTGGAGCAAGATTGAGCTTTTCCGGCCGGGCCTGTTCGCCGGCCCAGTGCTGTATCTCGACCTCGACACGGTGGTCTGCGGCTCGCTTGACCCGATCGCCGACGCCATCGAGGCAAACCCGCTGCTGTGTTCCTGGGACATGAAACACGGCTGGATCAACTCCAGCTTTCTGGCCTGGAACTGGGATCTGTCGTGCGTCTACGAGGAAGTCGCGGCGCATCCGGCCGGGATCATGCAGGTCTATGACGGCTCCGGGCCGTGGTGGGGCGATCAAGGCCACCTGCAGGTCACGCTGGAGGAGCGCCGCATTCCGTGGGCCTGGGTGCAGCAGGCGGTGCCGCATGCCGTGGCCTGGCAGCCGATCCCGCTGCGGGGCCGGCCGCCGGCGCCGGGTGTGGCCGTTTCCATGTGGTATGGCGCGCCCAAGCCGCACGAGATCACCACAGAATGGATGGCCCAGCACTGGGCCTGACAGCTACCGGCTTTGGCCGGCGCCTCACCGGGTCTTAGGCAAGCCCGCCGCAGCGTCGTGACGGCGCCGCATTCCCTCAGATGGAGCCTCTCGCATGTCTGGCACCCTCGCCTTCAAGGGCCGCTCCGCGGCGCTGCAGATCAGCTCGAACGGCGGCAGCACGTTCACCACGATCGGCGGCGTGCGCACCAACGCGATCACGCTGAACAACAACCCGGTGGATATCACCAACGTCGACAGCAACGGCTTCCAGGAGCTGCTGGCCGATGGCGGCATCCAGTCGCTGTCGATCTCGATCGACGGCATCGTGGTGGACAACACGCCGTTCGAGACGATGCAGACGCAGGCCGACGACCGCACCCTGATCTGGTATCGCATCGCCTTCGCCACCAACGGCGTGATCAGCGCGCGCTTCGCCGTGGCCAGCCTGCAGATCGGCGCGCCGTATGACGGGGCGCAGACGTTCTCCGCCACGCTCAGCAGCTCCGGCGCCATCACCTTCACGCCGAGCACCTGATGCAGAACCCTCGCAAGGAAATCGAGTTCCCGTGGGGCGAGGCGGTCATCCGCTCTCGCCCGACGATGGCGCGGGTGGCTGAGATCGAGACCAAGTTTGGGCCCGCGCCGGCATTGGCGCGGCGCCTGATCAACATGGAGCTGTCAATCAGCAAGGAGCTGCTGCCTCTGCTGGCGATCATGCTCCGTGGCTGCGAGGACGCCCCGAAGGGCGACGCGGCGATCATGCAGCAGGCTTTCGAGCTTGGTGCCGTCGGCTTCGTGGCGCCAGCCACGCTCTGGCTTGTGGCGTCCTACCAGGTGGACGAACCCACTGAGGAACAGCCGCCGGGAAACTGACGGAACCGCAGCCACTGCCGTATCGCCGGCTCATGCAGCAGGCGTGCGGGTGGCTGCGGTGGACACCGGATGCGTTCTGGGGCGCGACGCTGGCCGAGTTGCACAGCGCGACGGTCGGCTACCTGGAGACGCGCGGCGTGGCGCCTCGCGACGCCAAGGCGGACATCTACGACGAATTGCTTGAGGTGGCGCGGGACGCAATCCGCGCTGAGCGTCGGGCGAAGGAGGCGGCATGAGCGGCACGACTGATGCAGGCCGGCTCCTCGTCCGCATCGAGGCCACCACCGCGCAGCTTCGTCAGCAGCTGCAGGCCGCTGAGCAGCAGGTGGCCGGCACCGCGGCCAAGATCGACAACCAGCTGAAGCAGGCCGACAAGGCGTTCTCGCGCCTGGAAGAAGCCAGCAAGGCGACGCAGCAGGCGGTGGCGGGCTTGGCCGCGCGCCTCGGGCCGATGGGCGGCGTGCTGTCGGCCGTAGGCATCGGCGGCGCGGCGGCTGCGGCTGGTCTGGCAGTCCTGGGCGCGGGGCTGGTGCAGGTGGCCAAGGCCGGCGACGAAGCTAACGCCACGCTGGCCAAGCTCTCCAGCTCTACCGGCTCGATTGCGCAGGCCACGCAAGTCTACGAGGGCCTTTTTCGCCTGTCGCAGCAGACGGGCATTGCCGTGGCGGAGAGTGCCGGCGCGTTCTCCCGCTTTGCCGTGGCGGCCAAGGAGATCGGTGGCACCAATGCGCAGGTCCTGGCGCTTGTCGGTGGCATCCAGAAGGCTGGCATCGTGGCCGGCGCATCGGCGCAAGAGGCCGGTGCTGCGGTGCAGCAGTTGGCGCAGGCGCTCGCGTCCGGCAAGCTGCAGGGCGACGAACTGCGCAGCCTGCTGGAGAACATGCCGCAGCTGGCGCAGGCCCTTGCCAAGGAATTGGGCGTCGGCATCGGCCGCCTGCGCGAGATGGGCACCGAAGGCAAGCTGACGGCCGACGTGGTATTCCCGGCGCTGCTCCGCGCCACTGAGAAGATCAGCGAAGAATTCGACAAGATGCCGATGACGATCGGCAGGGCTGGCGGCGCGCTCACGGCCGCGGTCCAGAATTTCGGCGCGGAGCTGGACAAGGCGCTCGGCCTATCTCAGCGGATTGCGGCAGCCCTGAAGGCCGCAGCGGACGCGATCAACGGCATTCAGCGCGTCATCCTGCCCACGGAGCGCCAAGCGGCTGAGGCGGCGGCGTTGTCTACGCGGCAGCGCGCAGACGAGTTGCGCCAGCGCCTGTCGGACTCGCGCGATCGCTCGCAGTTCCCGGACGGGCCCGCCGGCGATCGACTGTTTGCGGCGGCGCGTGCCAACGAAGATCCGCGCATGGCGCGCGACGTTGAGGCGGCGGAGCAGGCGGCGCGAGATGCTGAAGCGCGGATTCAGTCGATCCGCCGCGAGGCTCGGGAACTCGAGCGCGTTGAGCGCGACGAAGCGGCGCGCCAGGCGCTGCAAGCCTCGCGCCAGCAGGCACAGGCTGCAGCCGAACAGCTGCGGCTGGACCTGGATAAGGATTACGCGCTTCGCAAAAAGCACGAAGAGCGCCTGAAAGTCATTGATCGCGCCGAAGTCACTGGAGCCATCGACAGCGCGCAGGCAGCGGCGCAGCGCAAACTCGCGAACGACGATCTCGCTGAGGGGCTGCAGAAGCTTGCCGAAGCGCACAGGCAAGTCGGCAAGGAAGCCGCCGAGGCGGACGGCCACGTCAAGGAATACCTAAAGGATCAGGAGCGCATCGCCAAGGAAGCGGCGAAGGCGCAGGAGAAGGCGGCCGAGGCGATCCGCCGCTACCACGAGCGCAGCTTCGATGCCGTGGTGTCCATTGGCGAGCGCGCGTTTGAGCGGCTAGGCGACGCCATGGTGGACGCATTCGTGTCCGGCCAAGGTGCGGCCGTGAACTTCGGCAACGTCGCGCGCGGCATCGCGGCGTCGGTGGTGACGGACTTCGCCAAGCTGGCCATCGTCAATCCACTCATGAACAGCCTCTTCGTGGGCACCGGTGGTCCGAGGCCGACGCTGGGTGCCGCGCTTGGTGGTGGTGGCGTTGGGGTGGGTGACATGCTGGGCTTCGGCCAGCTGTTCGGCGGCCAGACGCTCATGGAGTCCATCGGTCTGACGGGCGCGGGCGGCCTCCTCGCCACGCCGATCATGTTCGGACAGGCTGGCGCCACCAGCGCTGCGCTGGGCGCGATGGGCGGTGCCTACGGGCCCGCATCGCTTGCGCAGCTTCAGGGCGCCGGGATGATCGGCACAGGTGCCAGCCTGGGTGCCGCGCTTGGCGGGGTCGGCGCCGGCTTCGGCGCCGGCATGTTGCTGAACAATCTCGTTGGCGGCAATCAGACTGGCGGCATGGTCGGTTCGGGCTTGGGAGCGGCGGCGGGCGTCGCCGCGTCGCTGCTGATCCCTGGGGTCGGCGCCGTGATCGGGCCGCTGCTGGCCGGCCTGCTGGGCGGCGCCGGCGGTGGGATGCTGGGCGGCCTCTTCGGGCCCGGCCCATCCGTCCAGGGCTACGGCTTCCGCCTCCAGTCTGCCGGCTGGGGGCCAGATGCAGCACCGACGAACAGCATGGCCCCTGCCCTACTGCCGATCGACCGCACCTTCTACAATGAGAGCGGCGCACAGATGTTCGCCGCGGCGGATCAACTCGTGGCGGCCACCAACGCATATCTTGCCGCGCGCGGCCTGACGGTGGGCGGCGTGTCCGTGGTGGGCGGCAACAAGAACGGCGCCGATTACTCCTGGGCGGACTCAGGCAACCTGAACGAAGCATTCACGCGCCTGCGCTTCGGCGCGGCCAACGACAACCAGCTTGCCGGCGCGCTGACGGGCCAGACATTCTCCGATCTCGGCGGCCTGCAGCAGTTCGTAGAAGGCTTCACCGCCGTCCGCGACACCATCCGCAGCCTCACCGAGACGCCGGCGCAGACACTTGCGCGGCAGCTGGAGGTGATCGGCAAGCAGTTCGACGATCTCAGCGCCAAGGCCAAGGAATACGGTTTGAGCGAGGAAGGCCTCACCGGCGCACGGCAGAAGGCCCTGGATGCGGTAAAACAACAGCAGGCGCAGGAAAACACCGTAGGCCAGGGCATCCGGGCCTACCTCGATCGTCTGAGCGCGACTGACCCCACCGCGGCGCCGGAGGATCGATTTGCGGCAGCGCAGAAGTTGTTCAGTGCCGATCTCGCGGCAGCGCAGGCGGGCGACACGACGGCCCTGGCGCGGATTACCAGCAGCGCCGACACCCTGCTCGGTGCCGGCCGAGCAGCCTACGCGTCCGGCCCCCAGTTCGCGGCTCTGAAGTCGATGACGGTGTCGAGCCTGGAGAACCTGCCGGCGGTGCGCGGCCTGCCCGCCAGCCAGCAGCCGATCGACATGGTGCCGCTGATTGACGAGTTGGCGGCGCTTAAGATCCAGGTGGCCGAGCTGCGTGAGGAGCTGCGCACGGCGCGGCTGCGTGCGGCATGATGTTCGGCCCCGTCGCCGCCGCGCCCATTGCGGCCTTCGCCTTCGGCATCACCGCCACCGGTCCCGCCACCAGCGCCACGGCCGAGACGGCGCGCACCGAGCCGTCCGTGTGGCTGGTGGAGATCGTCACCGACAGCGCCACCGTGGCCGTCTCCGACCGCGGTTGGCTGAAGGAGCCCTCAGACACCGCCCCCATCAGCAGATACCCGCCCCGCCTGCTGGAGCCACCAGCCATTGAGCTGTCGATCCCGGTCTATCCCTCGCAGGAGCGCCGCACCTTGATCAGCGCCGGCGAACTGCGGATCGCCAACGGCGATGGTGGCGTGAACAGCCTCACCGGCGACTGGACTGTGGCGGGACGTGCCGTAACGATCTACCGCGCGCCGCACCGCCGGCCCGTCCATGCGCCGCGCTCCACCTTCGAGCGCGTGGCCACGCTCAAGACGGCGGCGGCCTTCGGCGGCACGTCCATACTGCGCATGCCGCTCCAGTCCGGTGCGAAGAACCTCAACGATTCCGCCTGCGGCACATACACCGGCGCCGGCGGTAGCAACGGCGACGCCGCGCTGGCTGGGGCCAACATCCCGCGCCTGTTCGGCCTGGTGCGTAACATCGTCCCGGTGCAGGTGGAGGCCGGGAAGCTGATCTACCAGCTCCACGACGGCGCCATATCGCAGGTGTTGGTCGTGCGCGACGCCGGTGTGGCGCTGGTGCCGGGCGGCGACGTGGCCAGCTATGCCGCGCTCCAGTCCGCGACGGTGGCGGCGGGAACGTTCCAGACGTGTCTTGCCACCGGTCACTTCCGCGTCGGCGCGGTGCCGGTGCGCCTCACCGCCGACGCGCGCGGCTCGACGGCCTTCGGCGGCTACCCGGCGACGGCCGGCGCGCTCGCGGCACAGATCCTCAGCGTCTCCACCGGCACCACCGTGAGCTCGACGGCCTTCGCGGCCTGGCGCACCGCGGAGGCTGGCATCGTGGTGCGCGGCGGCACGGCAGCAGAAGCGCTGGACAGGCTTGCAGCAGGCCTCGGCACGGCCTGGTGGGGCACCGACACGAACGGCAACTGGATCGGTGGCGCCGTCACTGCGCCGGAGACCCTGGGCACCGGCATCTCCATCCGCGAGTCCATGCTGGCCGCCGCGCCCGAGGAAGTGGCTGGTGCGCTGCCGCCGTGGTGGCGGGCCCGTGTCGGCTACCAACGCCTCGACCTGGTGCAGTCTGGCGCCGATCTGGTGACGTCCGTGTCGGCGGCCGATCGGGATTACTACGGCAGGCTCCAGCGCACTGCCGTTGCCAGCGACACCACCGTGCAGTCCGCCTATCCGCTGGCGGTGGACGGCGAGGAAGTACCTGGCGTGCTGGACAGCGCCGGTGAGGCGGCGGCGGTCGCGGCGGACCTGCTGTCCTTGTTCAAGGTCCCGCGCCGGTCCTGGCTGGTGCGCCTCGGCCCGAACGCTGGTGGCCTACCGTGGTGGCAGTTCGGCCTGGGCATGCCAGTGCGCCTCACCTGGAAATACGCCTCCGCACTCGCATCCGGCCGCACGCTGCTGGTGCGCTCGATCAGCGTGCGCGGCGACGACGCAGAACTGGAGCTGTGGGGCTGATGGGCGCGCTTCTGTCATGGGCGAACCTCGCGGACGCCGGCACGGTGACGGTCTCCAGCCAAGCCACCGACCTCGGGCCAGCCGGCCTGCTCACGCCTCAGATGAATGACGTGTGGAGGAGCGGCAGCCTGGGTGCGGCGACGGTCTGGGTGGAGGTCGACCTGGGCAGCGCCAAGACGGTCAATGTGGTGGCGATCGGCGCGCCGCGCGATGGCGTGCTGCCCACGTCCGCCGCCACGGTCCGGCTCACGGCAGGCTCCGCGTCCGGAGGTGCAACGGCGCTGGACACCGGCGCGGCCACCTTCACCATGTCGCCCTGGGGCGTCTGGGGCTGGCGCAGTGCGGGGGGAGTCTCCGCCCGCTACTGGCGCCTGACCTTCGGCATGGCGGCTGGCGACAGCTACCTGCAACTCGGCCGTGTCTGGGTGGGTGCGGCGCTGATCACTGCGCGTGGCTACGCCTTCGGCGCAGCGCGTGGCGGGCGGGATCCCGGCACCGTGTCGCGCACCGGTATGACAGGCACGCGCTATGCCACGCTCGGACGGCCCTATCGCATAGAGCGCTTCACTCTGCCGGCGCTCACCAGCACCGAAGCGACGCAGATGGAAGCCATGGCGATGGCGGTAGGCACCACGGGCCAGGTCTTCGCCGCGCGCTCGGATGCCGCACTCGGCGGTGGGATTTTCGGCGCTTTCACCGAGCCTCCCACCGTGGCGCGGCCCTATCCGCAGATTTGGACTTCCGACCTTCAGATTGAAGAGGACGCTTGAATGGGGACACCGAACGTCGTCGCCGATCGGGTGCTGGTCACATTCGGCAGCACCGCATCGACTGATCCTTATATCTTCACATCCGCTGTGGCGGGCTACCTGGCACCCGGCGCGGCCGGCGTGCCCAATGGCGCGCGCGTGGCCTACGTCACCGTGAACAGCCAGACGGCACCGACACTGTTTGAGGTCGGCGAGGGTGTGTTCACCTTGGCCACGTCGCAGATCACGCGCGACACCGTTCATCGGAACCACCTGGGCACCACCACGAAAGTCACCTGGGGCGCAGGGCCGAACTACCTTTTTCTTGCCCCCTCCGCCGCCCGCCTGCCGGTGCTGGAGACGGATGGTCGCATGACGCTCACCGGCGGCCTGAACATCACCGGCGGTGGCGCCTCGGTAACGGGCAACGCCACCGTCACGGGCACTATGACCGTCAACAGCGGCCTGACTGTGGTCGGAGGTGGCGCGAGTGTCACGGGCAATGGCCTGGTGACCGGCAACATGACCGTCTCGGGGAACGTCATCACCTCGCCCGGCACCGGCCTCAACCAGGCCGTCGTCACCAACCAATTCTCTCCCACCTGGGGGACCACCGGCGCGATGGAGTTCCCCAGCGCCTTCAAGATGAAATGGGGCACAGGTTCCGTCACGAGCGGATCCGGCTCGGTGACGTACGCGGCCGCGTTCCCTGTCGCCACGCTGAACGTGCAGTTGACGATCTCGGCCGGCGGCAGCTCATCCACTCAGGACGCGCTGATCCTCGGTGCGACGACGGCCGCCGGCTTCGCAGTGTGGGGCAGCACCACCACAAATGTTGCGTTCAACTGGCTCGCAATCGGCTATTAATACCCTGCCGGCGGGTGGCCGGCTTCGCAGCGTCGTGACGACGCCGCATCCCTTGGACGGAGGCCCGCATGGCCAACAACCTCACCGACTACGGCGAGAACCAGCTTCTCACGTGGCAGCTCACCACCACCGCGATCACGCGGCCGACGGCCTGGTATCTCGGCGTCGGCACCGGCAATACCGACATCACGCTTAGCGGCGAGCCGTCCGGCAACGGCTACTCCCGCCAGTCGGTGGCCTTCACCGTGACGAACGACACGGCCACGAACAGCGGCGCCATCACCTTCGGCCCGAACACCACGAGCAACTGGGGCACGATGGCGAGCGTGGCGATCTTTGACGCGGCCACCGGCGGCAACTGCCTCTGGGCCGGCGCGCTCACGGACGCCAAGGCAATCGCCGTGGGCGACTCGCTGACGATCGCCGCTGGCGCGCTCACCGTCTCGCTGGCCTGAGCCTAGGAGGCCGCTGCCATGGCGAACATCAAGATATCGGATCTTCCAGCCGCGTCCTCCGTCGCGGCTGGCGATCTGTTCGAGGTAAGCCAAGGCAGCGGCACGCTCACCAGCCGCAAGGCGACGGCGGCGCAGATACGCGAAGGCTTGGCCACGCTCAGCGGCGCCGAGACGCTGGCTAGCAAGACGCTCAAGGGCCAGTCCGTCCAATACTACAACAGCGGCACCACGTCGGCGCTGGACTACACCAACGGCTCGCATCAACGGTGGGCGCCGACTGGCTCCGTCACGCTGTCGGTGACGAACTGGCCCGCCTCTGGCGTGCTGGGCGAGCTGCTGATCGAGGGCGTGAACCTCGGTGCCGCGACGATCACGTGGCCCACGGTGAACTGGATCAAATCGGACGGCACGACGACGACGACGTTTGCGAGTGCCGGGGTGACTTTGGTTTCAAGCGGGACGGATTGGGTGTTTTTGTGGACTCGTGATAGCGGCACGTCTGTTTACGGAAAAGTCGTGCGATGAGCATTCTTTCGCGGTTTGCTAATCTAGGGAGAGCCATCACGGTAGAAGGCGGATTTTCGCTCTATACGTGGGGTTCAAACTCGGACGGGCAAATTGGAAATAATACGTCTGTTTCTAAATTTTCTCCTGTGCAGATCGGAACTTTGACGAATTGGGCGTCGGTGAGTGCTGGTGGTAGCCATAGTCTTGCGGTGAAAACGGGCGGGACGCTCTGGGCGTGGGGATTTGGGACTTCTGGGCAACTTGGTGATGGTACATCCGTCAGCAAAAGCAGCCCTGTGCAAATCGGAAATTTGACGAATTGGGCGTCGGTGAGTGCTGGTGGTAGCCATAGTCTTGCGGTGAAAACCAACGGGACACTGTGGGCGTGGG